GGTTGAGTGCCACACGCGTAGAGACCACACCATTTTTGACCAGCACCGCAACCGACAGGCCTGCGTCGTAATAATTACCGTTGAACTTCACCCCGGCTTTAAGGGTGTAAATAGCATTGGCCGATGTGGCGTCAGCGTAGGCGGTGAATTTCTGGTTTATCGCAGCCTGCTGTTGGTCAAACTTCGCCGTGGCCTGCTGCTCAAACGTGGCCAGCGCCTGTTCATTATTGGTCTGCGCCTCGCTGATACTCACCACGCTGGCCTCGGCGTGAATTACCCGTCCAGTGATAGCGTCCACACTCTGCGTGGTCGCCTGCACCGTTGTGGTCAGAAGGGCCATCGCCGAATCCGTTGTGGCCTGGGCTTTTCTAACGGTCAGGATTTCGGCGGCACTGTCTCCGAACTGGACAGCGACCAGGTCTTTAAACTCAGCATATGACTGTTTGGCATCGGCGATTAACTCCTGAGCCTGGGAGATCTCAGCGCGCGCAATGCCAAACTGCTCGAATGAAACTTTCGCGCCCTGGATATCCGCCAGTGTGCCCTGCAAAATCCCGGCGATACTGAAATCAATTTTCTCGGTTAACGCCTTACCGTCAGCGGCCAGCAGCACCTGATCTTTAATAGCGTCCAGGTAATCACTGGCTTGGTCGTTCGACATCCCGCGCACCCAGTCGGTCCAGTCTGATTGGTTACCTATACGGTCGACAAGGCGCGCCCGGTACCAGAATTCCTGCCCTGCACGTAAGCCCGCCTGAGTATATGAATGCTGGGGGTAAGGAACGCCGGCCAGGAGCATCGGGTTATTACCCGTGCTCGATGCAGAGTACTGAACTTCTGTTTGAAGGGTATCTTCGCTGCCTGCAGGGAATGCCCAGTTGAGCTGAATACCCCAGTTGATTGGCGTAGCAATAAGTCCTACAGGCTTCGGTACCGCGCCGATTCGCCCACTCAGGTGCGTAAGAGTGGAGGACGCCCAGAGGCTCGACGCCCCCCCGGAATTAATGGCACAAACTCTGACGAGATAGTCGCCTTCAAAAATCCCAGGCACTTCGATATTACGTAGCCCTGTTGCAGGAACATTGATCCACTCGTTCTCACCCCGTTTCCACTGTACCCGGTATGAAACGATATCTGCCTGGGGTTTGCCATTCTTATCCAGAGGCGGATCCCAGGACGCAACCAGCGTAGCAATACGCTGGCCCTGGCGGACGGAGTCGTAACTGGTAATAACTACATTTTGTGGTTGTGCCACCAGCCCGGTTGGAATCAGGCTTATCGGAGGGGTATCCAGACGCGCGTTGTTATCAACAGCATCATATTTTGACGCATTGTATTCCGCCCCGGTAAGGGTGAATGTATTTTCCTCATCATTAAATGTCAGGTTAGTTACTCTGAAATACTGCAGGCGGAGCTGTCCGGCATCGATAACGAATATAGCGTTAGGGAGTGGTGCAGCTTTGAACGGTGTGGATACAATTAGCTGCGTGCCATTTACTGCCTGGATAACCCGACTTTCAACAGTGCCGCCCTGAGTGCGGATCAGCAATGTATCCCCCGCTACAGCACTGGTTCCGCGATCAGTTGTAACAGCTTTAATCCCGGCATTATATTCGGTGATGCGTCCGCCATAAATGCGACCGGACACCCGTTCATCAGCAAAGGCAAAAACTGTTCCCGGTACATAAACAACCCCGTCCAGACCCGTCTGCAGTGTGATGATTCGGTCCAGAAAGTTAGAGTAAACCGCCCATCCACCGCGTCGCTGCGCCTCGCTTTCACGCGTACAACCAATAGCTGTTAACTGTGTCTGCTTAAATTTGAACTGCTTCACGAGTTCGGGGAACATCACTGCCGTAGTACGGTCCTGATAGTGATTGCCCGGGTCGCTGAAGTTAACAAGTGCACTGGAGAAACGGTTTTTTTCACTGCCGCTCGAGTACACCGGCTTGCCAACTACCGAAGCACGGGTGAGGATCTGCAACTTCGACGTATCAGCTGGCATATCGGAGACAACATTGAACATGTTGTTGCCCCAGAAAGTCATTCCGTTGAAGCCCGCGGCGATATCCTTAATCACCTGCCAGGCATCTGCTTCGGACTGGATATAGACGTCGAACATGAAGCGAGGCTCATTACCGTTGCCACCTTTCCCGTCCGGTACCTTCTGATCGCAGCGTTGGGCAATGCGGTAGAGTTCCCACTTATCCAGCATGTCTACAGTTACACGACGACCAAGACCAAAACGCGGCTCAGTAAGAACGTCGAACCATATCCAGGCTGGATTGTTGCTCCATCCCCATTTGAACGTACCGTTCCAGGTTCCGCTGTAACTGCGGGCAACCGGGTCATAGTTTTGGGGAATACGGATGATGCGCCCTTTGGGCTTGCAGGAGATCTTTGGAATATTGCTGAATGATTTTGCATTAAATGACACATACAACAGCGCTGTATGCGGATAACGCAGGCGCGCATCGATCACTTCAGTTATCGCCTGCACCTGCGTTTTATTTTGCAGCAACTGACTGGTACTGTCTGCGGTGTCGCGGACTACACGAATTTGCCAGCCAGTATTGGCCTTTGGCAAATTAATGCGATGCGTCAGTTCGTACAGCGCGCTGAGTTTCTCCGTGACTGTTTTGGTCATGATGGTGGAAAAAGCACCACCGTCTACAGCCAGGTCGATATGGTATTTGACGGTTGTGCCAACAATATCCCCGTCCTTTTCCTGCTTTTGTAGCTGCGGAATGCCAACGCGCACCAGCACTGCATCGAGCTGGGTATTACTGATAGCCCGCGTCCATGGCGTTGCTTTCGTGAGTGAAACACCAATGCTTATTTCGTTTTCGACAGCGGGGAAACCGGGGATCGGTGTCTGAGTCTGTGTTCCTGGTCGAAAATCCCACGAAACACCCTCAAAATTCATTGTCCCGTCAGCATTGCCCAGCGGTGTGCCATCCATGAATATACGTGTCGCATCCAGGCCACCCGCAAACTCGCCTTCCCCTAACGCCAGCAACATACGGCACCGCGCCATCGACTGAGCTGAATCCGGCTGTTCTACGGGTGTATGCTGCTTCTGGCCTCCGCCCTTCGCACCAGTGATCGTTGCCATATTACATCCATAAAAAAAGCACCCTATTGGGTGCTATTTGCTGAAAGAAGTTGCGTCAGATGTCTTCAGCGACAATGCCCGCGCTGATAATCGCGCCGCCAATCTCACGCTCGCCGTAAAGCAGCGGGACCGGATTACCCATCGCCAAAGAGTTAACCGCGCCGCCGAAGGCATAACTGGGTTTGTTGTCAGGGTCATCGCGGCCCTGTAAGCCTTTGGGCTGTGGTGAGAGCATCTGGTAAATACCGCCGGCCATCATTGACGCGCCCGACATCGCAAGGCCTGTGCCAAAGGTGGCTAAAGTCCCTGAGCTAAAGTAAGAAATTGCAATACCAGCCACCACCATCACTGCGCCCAGGATGGTCTGAAATACCCCCGCTTTTTTTGAACCTTCCATAACTGGCGCAATGCGGATATCGCTGTCGCCAGCCAGCTCCTGGAAGTCCTGCACGCCGATGTTGCGCTTACCGCGGAACACTGCGAAGGTCATGCCGTTTTTTTTGGCGTTCATCAGGTAGCTTTCCAGCCCATCGAAATTGATGCAGAGCGCCTTTACTGCTTCTGCTGATGTCTGCACGGCCAGTTTATGGACACGCCCAAACCGGGCTCCTAGCCCGCCATAAAGTCGAATAGTGGTTAACCGCGCCATGGCTTAATCTCCTGAGGCAGGTTCTTGTGGCGGACGCATATCATCGTCCGGTCTTTGAAATAACCGCGGGCGTACGGCGTAATACAGGATGGCTGGCCGTACAAGTGGTGAAGCAGCTCGCCTTCTTCGGTGATGATCCCCGCATGGTTCCACTTGGCAGACTCAACCTGCATGATGACCATGCAGCCCGGTACCGGGTCGCATTCGATAAACCCCTCACGCTCCCAGTTCTCGAAATACAGGTTGTCCGGGTACAGGCTCTCCCACCATGGATAATCCACACGGAAATCGTTAAGCGTCACGTCCTGGGTGGCGTGCCAGTCCATGATCAGCCCCCAGCAGTCGTGCGAACCGAGGATGAACGGGCGGCCAACTAATGGGGTGACATCAGGTGCTAACTCTGCGTACTCATCGCAGTCCGGCGCGTAGATGCCCCAGACCACGCCGGAGTTATTGCACTGCTGGCGATCGCGGTCTGAAGGAATAGGCCGCGCCCCATCGCCCGGATGGGAGTGGATAATGCGAACAATCGTTCCGACATCCTCAGCATTCGCCCAGTGCGCGCCGTCAATGCGGAAATGCTCTGTGGGATTTTCGTGGCTGTTCGGTACAGGAATGTAACGCTGACGCCGTCCAGACTGAATGACGAAGCCGCAGCACTCACGCGGGGATTCCTCCAGCGCGTGTGCACGGATCGCCGCCATAATAGTTTTGTTCATTGGTATGTCCGGTTATCGGGAGAAGAGAACGGTAGCCGGGTAGCCGCCAAAGTCGAGGTTTGCGGCGTTAGGTTCTGCCAGTCCGGCACCAAACCGCTTACGGCAGTCATTGAGGCAGCCGCCGCACACATCCAGCGCGGGGTCAGCGACTGCATTACCCTTCGCATCGAAATATGCCGTACCGTTGTAGGTGCAGCCATCACCACTGCGATATTGTCCGCGCAATGCCCATTCGCATAATGAAGTGATTTGCCGGGTGGGGATCACGAGGCTTTGTAAATCCGCAGGACTACTCAGTGACCACGTCACGACCTCATCGTCTTCAGCCGTTTTCGTATCGAGCCAGAAGGTCTGGAGAGTAAACATAGACGAATCGGCAGTGGAATTAACGCCACCTGGGAAGTTCACCGCGTCGAGATAGACGGCATAAGTGTCGATGATGCTCACCTTCGCATTCACCATGTCCTTAAACTGAAGGCAGAGCGCCGTGATGTGCCCGTCCAGGTTGGAAACGCTCAGCGTCGGTTCGGCGGCCTGGTCAGTG